GCAGGCTAATGATCTGTTTGCGTTGCAGACCTTCGGTGCGTTGAGCACGCTCCCAGAGCGACCAGAGCTCGTCGGGGTCCGAGGGGTCCACCGCGATTAGTTCGCATGGTTTGCGGCCGTATATCTCGCTGGCGGCCTCCAGGTGTCTTTGAGTGTAAGGGCTCTTCGCGCCTTCAATCTTGGAGAGCAGCGTGCGCGATATGTTGAGCCGTGCTGCGGCCGTTTCCTGATCCAGGCCGGCGTGGTCGCGCCATTCCTTCAGAAACGTCCTTCCAAGCGGTCCAAGCTTTTTCTTAACGGGAGCCATATTCACATTCTCGCACCGCAGCAAATTGCGGTCTATGCAATGTCATTCACATTGTGCTTGACATTCACGTTCATCACATTCACCTTTGCGCGCATGACGCAACTAGCTGACCGGATGAAGGACCTCGGCATTAAGGATGCCGACCTCGCCCAAAAGGTGGGCTGCGACCGTTCCATGATCAGCAAGATCAGGAGCGGCAAAGCGATGCCGTCGCTTTGCTTGGCGTTAGCGATCGGACGCGAGACCGGCATTTCTCCGGAAGGGTTGATGCCGATTCGCGAGGCGGCCGAATGAGCGGCCGGCCCGACATAGCGCTCGGCATCTGCCCGAACGACATATCTTCGCGCGCGGTACAAGCCCCTGCCTGCGCGACAGCCGCCGGGGCTCTTCGCCCTTCGGCCCCGGCGGCTTCCCGTTCCACGGCTCCCTCCCAGGAGAACGGCGAGCTGGCCACGGCGGCAGACAAGGTCTCGCGTCCTGCCGTCGTGGTCCTTTCCGAGGCGAGTCTTTTCATTCTCACCCTGATCGCCAGGCATGACGGCGTCACGCCGCAGACGGTGCTGACCAGGCTGCTCGCGGAGCGGGGCAGGGCAATCGGCCTTTCTCCGCTGCTTGGCGAACATTTCGACGATGTCGGCTTCGGCGAGCGCGAGACGATCGTCATGCGCCACCACGATATTCGCACGGGCACGTTGAGCCGCGAGGGAGACCTCGCCGACGTGCCGGCATTCGAACGGGCACCGGGAAACCGGTTCAGGAGCGGCGGACCATGACTGCATTCGAGCCTCCGGGCTGATCTTGCGGACCTCTTTCATGGGGTCACTCAACACCTGAACGACCATTCCCGCCATGGGAAACGACGCCGGGATTTCCCGGCGCGGGAAAGCTTTTGCGCATTCGAGGAGCGCGACGATGGTACCGAACAGTAATGCCCGCCATTTTCTCCTGAAGGCCAAGCAGCGCGATCTGATCGCCGCTGCCGGCGGCATCGAACGCGCCGCCGCTGTCTGCTCATTCGGCAAATCGACGGTCGGCCGCTGGGCCAATGGCGAAAGCCCCGAGCTGATGCCGCTCGAGGCGATCTTCGCGCTCGAGGAGGAAACCGGACGCTACGACATGTCGGAGGCAATCGCCGCCGCGCGCGGCCGGCGCTTTTCTGATTCGGAGACACAGCCGGCCAACGGCTCGCTTATGACAGCGCATGCCGATGCCGTGGTGCGCATGGGCGAATTGATGAGCGAGGGCGCCATGGCCTTCGCGGACGGCCAGCTGACGCCGGCCGAAAGCGCGCAGCTTGACCGTTCGCTCGCCAAGGTGGCGGAAGCCGTCTCCGACTATCGCAGGATCCTTGCCGGCGCCAAGGCGGCCGGCGGCTTGAAGGTGGTCGGCTGATGAGCCTGGCACTCTTCAATCCCGGCAACGATTGCGAGCGCGATGCGGCGTTCTTCCGCTTCACGGTGCGCTGCGACCGGGATCTGAACACCCGGATCGAGCGTGCGGCGAAAAAGGCCGGCGTGAGCCCGACCACCTTTGTGCAGCGTCATTTCGACAGGATCCTCGAGGGCGACCGGAAGACCTTCGACGCCACGAATTTTGATATCCTTGGGTTTTCCAAGCGGCATCACGTCGGCGTCGGCGCTGCCCGGCTTTATGCGCTCCTTCGTTCCGAAGCGGATGCGCAGGGCAGCTTCAAGAAGTCGCTTTTCCAGATCGCCGATCATTTCCAGATGAGCACGTCGCTCGCGGGCCAGTATCGCACCGCGCTGGTCGAGATCGGGCTCGTGAAAAGGGTGCTGCCCGACAAGAACGGGCCGGAGGCCTGGCGGGTGCTGGAGGAGAAGCCGTGAATCCGCGCTTCTCCGATACCACGCCGCGCGACCCGCTTCCCGACGCGCCTTCCGAAGCACTCCTCGATGTTGACGGGGAAACGCGATGATCTCTGCGGTCGCGAACCTGGAAGCTCATCCGCTTGCGGAACTGTTTCCGATGTTGCCAGAGCAGGAGGTTCGCGAACTCGCCGATGACATTGTCACCTTCGGGCAACGTGTGCCGATCGTGCTGTTGGACGGCAAGATTCTCGACGGGCGCAATCGCTATGCCGCTTGCCGTTTCGCCGACTTAGAGCCTGTGACGGAAGATTATGCAGGCGACGATCCGCTCAATTTCGTTCTCTCGCACAATCTGCATCGCCGGCACCTGACGGAAAGCCAGCGCGCCATGGTGGCGGCCAAAATCGTCGACTGGGAAAACGGGGTCAACCAGCATACGGCAGGGTCTGCAAATTTGCAGACCCGCGAGGCGGCTCGCAAGCTGTCGATTTCCGAACGCGCGGTCGCAGCGGCCAAGCGCATCCACGAACATGGCGCGGCCGAACTGGTCGAGGCGATCCGTGACGGTCGCGTCTCCGTCCATGCCGGCGAGGCGATTTCGGCGCTCGCCGCCGAAGAACAGCGCAAGGTGCTGGAGCGCGAGGAGCGAGCGATCGTCCAGCGCGCAAAGGAAATACGCGCCGAGCGACAGAAGCTTCGCCACACGGTACGGCTGGCGCACATGGACATGATCGCCGAGCGCGGCCGGCCTTCGGCGCCCGACCAGATCGCGAAGCGCTACCCGGTCTATTATGCCGATCCGCCCTGGCAGTTCGGCGTGCGTTCGGAGGTGACGGGGCGCGAAAAAAGTGCGGAGAACCACTATCCGACCATGCCAACGCCGGAGATCGCCGCGCTGCTGGCAAAGCTTATCGGCGGAGACTGGCCGGCGGTATTCTTCTGCTGGGCAACGAACCCGATGCTGCCGGATGGGCTGGAGGCCCTGCGCGCTGCCGGCTTCACCTATGTTCATCATTGGATCTGGGACAAGGAGGTTGCTGGCACCGGTTTCTGGGGCCGCGATCGGCATGAACTCCTGCTGATCGGCCGCCGCGGTGACGTGGCCGCGCCTTTGCCCGGCTCACAGCCCGAGACGGTCTATCGTGAAAAGAAAGGCCGGCATTCCGCCAAGCCGGATTTCTTCGCCGAGACGATCGAACGACTCTATCCGGGTATCGCTCGGATTGAACTGTTTTGCCGCAAGCCGCGCCCTGGCTGGGATGCTTGGGGTTATGAAGTGGGGGTGTCGGCGCAGCAGACCGAGACGGTGCCGGCATGAATGCGCCTGCCGAATATGATGCGTTCCTGCGCGCCAAGATGCCGGTCGCTAAGGAGGCCGGATTCGAGGTCGATCCGGATAGCGTGAACCCGCTCTTGAAGCCCATGACGCGCGCTATCGTGCCTTGGGCATGCCGCGGCGGGCGACGGGCGCTCTTTCTCCGTTTCGGTCTGCACAAGACGTCGACACAGCTCGAGGTTCTCCGCCAATGCATGATGCACGAAGGCGGCCACGCACTGCAGGTTGTCCCGCTCGGCGTTCGGCATGAGTTCTTCCTGGAGCAAGAAGAACGGCACCCTGATATCGAGCTGTGCTTTGTCAATCGGGCGCATCAAATGGGCGATGCGAACGCGCCGGGACCTGGCCGAAAGCTGATCCATGTCACCAATTACGAGACGCTGCGCGACGGCAAGATCGACCCGACGCTCTTCACGGCCGCCGCGCTCGACGAGGCAGCGGTGCTGCGCGGCTTCGGCGGTACAAAGACCTTCCGTGAATTCATGGCGACTTTTGCCGGCGACGACAGGAAAGCCGGCATCAAGCACGAAGGGGTAAAATACCGCTTTGTCGCCACTGCCATTCCCGACCCGAACGAATATGTCGAGCTTCTCGCCTATGCGGCATTCCTCGGCGTCATGGATGTCGGGGAGGCGAAGACGCGCTTCTTCAAGCGAGATTCGACCAAGGCCGATCGGCTGACGCTGCATCCTCACAAGGAAGAGGAATTCTGGCTATGGGTGGCGAGCTGGGCGTTGTTCGTCCAGAAACCTTCCGATCTCGGTTTTTCCGATGAGGGTTATGAACTGCCACCGCTCGATGTGCGCTGGCACGAAATCCCGTCCGATCATGCCGATGCCGGATCGGAGCGCGACGGGCAGGGCAGGCTCTTCGCCAATGCGGCCCATGGCGTCGTCGAGGCGAGCCGAGAGAAAAAGCGCAGCCTCGATAGACGCATCGAGAAGATGCTCGAAATCCGCGCAGAGGATCCCGAAGCGCATCGCATCGTCTGGCACGACCTGGAAGACGAGCGGCGCGCGATCGAGGGCGCGATCCCGACCGTCAAGAGCGTTTGGGGCAGCCAGGACCTCGACGAACGGGAAAAGCGCGTCGTCGGCTTCGCGCGGGGCGAATTCGCCGAGCTCGCCACAAAGCCGGTGCTGAACGGATCCGGCTGCAATTTCCAGAAGCATTGCTGGAACAACATCTATCTCGGCATCGGCTTCAAGTTCCACGATTTCTTCCAGTCGCTTTTCCGCACCCAGCGTTTCGGCCAGACGCACCGGGTGCGCGCCGACCTGATCTACACCGAAGCCGAGCGCGAGACGCGGCGCGAACTTGAGCGCAAATGGCGAGAGTTCGAAGCCCAGGCCGAGAAGATGGCCGGCATCATCCGCCGCTTCGGCCTGGCGGAACAGGCGATCTCTTCGGCTCTCGGCCGCTCGATGGGCGTAGAGCGGCGGGAGATAACCGGTCCCGGCTATACGATCGTCCACAACGACACCGTTCTCGAGACGCGCGGCATGGAGGCCGACAGCGTCGACCTGGTCGTCACCTCTATCCCGTTCTCGACGCAGTACGAATACACGCCGTCCTACAATGATTTCGGCCACAGCGATGACGACGCGCATTTCTGGCGGCAGATGGATTTCCTGACGCCTGAACTGTTGCGCGTTCTTAAGCCCGGCCGGCGCGCCGTCATCCATGTCAAGGACCGGATCGTGCCTGGCGGGATCAACGGGCTCGGCTTCCAGACCGTGTCGCCGTTCTCCGACGATTGCGTGGCGCATTTCCGGCGGCATGGCTTCGCCTTCCTGTCCCGCGTGACGATCGGCACCGATGTCGTGCGCGAGAACAACCAGACCTATCGGCTTGGCTGGTCGGAGCAATGTAAGGACGGGACCCGCATGGGCCACGGCATGCCGGAATACCTGCTAGAATTCCGCAAGCCGCAATCCGACCTGTCGCGCGGCTATGCCGATGCTCCTGTCGTCAAGTCGAAGCCGGATTTCGTCACCGTCATCGACGGGCGACCGACCGCGCCGGGCGACGACGATTTCGACGAGAAGCGGATCCGGCCGGTTCCGAATACTGGCTACAGCCGCGGTCGCTGGCAACTGGACGCCCACGGCGTCTGGCGGTCGGACGGCAACCGGCCTCTCCTGCCAGACGAGCTGGCTCGGCTGATACGGCTGGCGCCGAAATTCGTCTATCGCGGCTGGAAGAAATGGTGCGAGGAACACGTTTATTCGCACCCTATCCATGTCGCGTTTTGCGAGGAACTGGACGCCGCCGGCCGCCTTCCGCCAACGTTCATGATCGCGCCGCCGCATGTCGACCATCCGGCGATACGCACGGATGTGGCGCGCATGCGCACCCTCAATATGAACCAGAAGAAAAAGGGCCGGGAGATGCATCTCTGCCCGCTGCAGTTCGATATCGTGGAGAGGGCGATCGAAGATTACTCGATGCCGGGCGAGCTGGTGTTCGATCCGTTCGGCGGCATAATGACCGTGCCCTTCTGCGCGCTGCGCATGAACCGGCAGGCGCGAGCGCACGAGCTTAACCCCGACTATTTCGCCGATGGCGCGCTTTATTGCGCGGAGGCCGCCGAGGGCGGCAAGGGGCCGACCTTCTTCGATCTGCTGGAGGCTGAAGCCTTCGAAACGAAGGAGGCGGCGGAATGATGGGCCTCCAGCACGATCCTGCCGAGATCGACCGAGCAATGGCGCGGCTTCGTCGCTCGCTGGAAAAGCGGCTGGCCGAGGACGGCAAGCCGGGGCAGGGGCGCACACGTACCGGCGGTGATCTCTCCGATTACGACTGGCGCGGTCTTTGGGCGCGGATCGCGCCGAAGGTGGAATGGGACGAGCGCGGCTGGCGCGGCGTCGCCGCCGAGATCGGCATCACGGCGGCTGACCTCTCGCGCATCAAGGCCGGCCAGCCGGTAGCGGCCAACAAGGTGCTGGCGATCTGCGCTTGGGCCGATCTCGACCCCTGGCGGTATTTCCGGCCGGCGAAGGGCGCGGCCAAGCGCCCGAAATGTTTCACGGGAAAAGCACTGAAACAGCGGAGGCGCGCATGAAGTGCGTAATTGATTTTCATGACCTTCGTGCGGCGAACGCCGAGCGGCAGGCCGAATGGGACCAGGACAGTAGCATCTCGCTTTCGTATCGCGGCAACGAACTTGCCGGAGAAGTCGGCGAGGCTTGCAACGTCATAAAGAAACTGGAGCGAGAACGGCTAGGCATCCGTGGCTCGCGCGCCTCGATCGAACAGTTGGCCGAGGAATTGGCTGATGCGGTCATCTGCATCGACCTTATCGCGAGGGATGCCGGCATCAATCTCGCGCCCGCCATAGCCGAAAAGTTCAACGCCACCAGCCGGAAATACGGATTGCGGACGCGTCTCGGCGCCACTGTTGAAGGAGATTCCACATGTTCAGGCAACTGATCCTTGCGGCTGCGCCGCGTCTCATCGCGCTCTCGGAAAAGCGCCCGCCCGATGTCGTCATCGGCGGTAACGACAATCCCTACATGCGGCGCTGGTGGCTGATCCCGCGCAATCGCATCTTCAATATCTATCTCCATCACTTCCTGCGCTCCGATGACGATCGCGCGCTGCATGACCATCCTTGGTGGAATCTCTCGGTCCTGCTTCGTGGCCGATATGTCGAGCATACGATTTCTGCCGGCGGAGTGAACATCCGCACCGAGCGGCGGGCAGGGCAGTTGAAGTTTCGTATCGCCACCTCTGCGCATCGGATCGAGCTTTTCCGGTACCAGGCGCTGACCGCCAAAGGTGCGAAGGTCAGCCGCGAGGCGGCATGCTGGACGCTCTTCATCACCGGGCCAACGCTGCGCAGCTGGGGCTTTCATTGCCCCAAGGGCTGGGTTCACTGGCGGGAATTCACCAAGCCTGAAAACCCCGGCGAGATCGGGCGCGGCTGCGGAGAAAACCTGTGAAAGCCGCGCAGATCGAAACCGCGCGGGCGACTCTCGCAGCCCGCCAGCAGAATGCCGCTTTGCGCCAACGGATCGCATCGGGTGAACCGCTCCGGCTCACTATAGGTGATGGAAATTCGGCCAGCGAGATCGTGCTGTCGGCCGGGTACGAGAAGGAAATCCGCGACGATCTCCTGAAGGCGTTCGATGCTCGCATCGCCGAGAACGATGCCATGCTCGGGGAACTGGGCGTAGAGCCATGACGGTTGCTGCACGTCGCATCGAGGCTCCGCCGCTCGCCCCGCTTGACCAGGTGGACGATGTCGCGCGGCGGCTATTGCCGGCGCTGCGCTCGATGGTGCGCGCCGAGGTTGAGCATCTGAAGGTGCTGGCACCGCGGGTGCGCATATCGAAGGTAGACGCGGAACTGATGGAGGCCTGCCGCAAGGTCGCGACCGCCGTCGATCGGCTGGAGCAGGCCAAATTCGCAGGGCAGGGCGAGATCGGCGCACGCGTCTCGCTCGGGAAGGCTGCCGCCCGGTTGCGCAATGTCATGAAGCGCCACGGGAGGCTGGCGTGAACGATGCCGCTCGCCTCTCCTTCATCCGCGAGCAGCTCGCCGCGATCGACGGCGAATGGCTGCTTGCAAGCGCTGGTGACCGACTGTTCATCGAAGCGACGGGGCCGATGGGCGAGCTTAGCGAGGTCGCCACGTTCCACGCCGACGCCAGCACGGAGGAAATGCAGTTCGCGGCGTCGGCGCTGCAGCATGTACGGTTCCTGATCGGCCTGGTCGATCGCGCCATAGAGGCGGCGCGCTGCAACAGGAAGCCGGGGCCCGAGCCGGAAAGGCAGCTTAAGGACTACGCGGCCGAGGCCGCGATGAAATGCGCCGAGCCGGCTTTCAAGAAATTCCTGATGGAGCGGCACGGGCTGGAAAGCCCGGCGAGTGACGAGCGGACGGCACAGAAGCTGCGCTCCGTCCTCGGCGTCACCTCGCGAGCCGAGCTCAATCATGACGATCAGGCGGCAGCGCGCTGGAAGGCGCTGCGCGGCGATTTCGAGTACTGGCGGAGGGCGGGATGAATACGAGCCTTCGCGTCCTCGTCGGTTGCGAATTTACCGGTACCGTGCGACGGGCCTTTGCCGCGCATGGGCACGATGCATGGTCATGCGACCTGCTGCCGGCCGAAGACGGCAGCAATCGGCATATTCGTGGCGATATCCGCGATCATCTCGGCGACGGCTGGGATATTCTGGTCGTCGCGCATCCTCCGTGTACTCGGCTTTGTCGTTCTGGTCGGCGGTGGTTGTCGGGGCCCGGCAATCTGACGCCGCCGAAAAAGCTGCCGCGTGGACGAACTTGGGCGAGCATGATTGCCGAATTCGAGGACGGTGTTGACCTGTTCACGTCGTGCTGGCGCGCGCCGGTCGAGCGCGTGGCGATCGAAAACCCGGAAATGCATGATCTGGCGAAGGCGCGCATGCCAGCCGATCTGTCGTCACCGCAAATCGTTCAACCGTTCTGGTTCGGACATCCGGAATACAAGGGGACGGGCTGGTATCTGCGCGGCCTGCCGGCGCTGGTCGAGACGGATCGTCTGGTCGAGCCGGAAACCGGTAGCGCTGAGTGGAAATCATGGAATCGGGTCTGGCGCATGCCGCCCGGCACCGATCGCGGAAAAGATCGCAGCCGCTTCTTTCCCGGTATGGCTGATGCGATGGCCGATCAATGGGGCCGCCATGCCCTCGAACAGGCGAGGGCGGCATGACAGTAAAAACCGGATGCAATTGCGCCAGCTGCGAAGCTAGACGTGCCGCCGAACTGCCGGGTTATGTCTGTTCGGCGTGCGGCGGGACCGGGCGTGTCGTTAGTGCTCTCGGACGCTTACGGCCATGTTCCCGCTGCCATGCTGAAGCGTTCGACGCATGGGCGAGGGAGGCGGCGGAGTGAGCGCCTTCCTCCTCGGCATCGGCTTTCGTGCCGACATGGGGACCTGCGCTCGCAAGCTCGTGCTCCTGAAACTGATCGACGCGTGCGAGGATGACGGGACGCGCATCTTCCCGGCCATCGCCACCATCGCGCGCGCGGCGCAATGCTCGACGCGCCAGGTGCAGCGTGAGCTGCAGGCCTTCCGCGATGCGGGATTGATCCGGCTGGTGAAGGAAGGCGGCAAAGGACCGCGCTCGACCAACGAATACGCGCTCGACCTCGATCTCCTGCAGCGCCTCGGCCGCGAGGGCTGGGCGGTCGTGGTCGGCGACGGCGAAAAGGCCAAGGGTGACACGGTGTCACCCTTAGACGGTGCCGAAAAGGGTGACACCGGAGATGCGGAAAGGGTGACACCGGAGACGGATAAGGGTGACATAGCTTGTCACCCAACCCCTCCAGACCCCTCCCTAGACCCCTCCGTTGAGAGAGAGGGCGCGGGCGCGCGGGCGGACGAAAATTCCGACGATCCGGCAAAGTTCGAGAAACGGGTCAAAAAACTCGCTGCCGATCTCGACTGGCCGGGCTGGGCGAACTCGTCGACGGCGTGGAGCGTGGCGCAGTTCGCCAAGCTGACGGACGCAGAGCGGGCTGAAGCGGAACGACTGGCGTCGGCCTATCGCTCGATGACGGGTCGGAAGGCGCTGTCGCTCGGGACGTATTTCGCCGAGCGGAAATGGACCGATGTGCCCGATCCTGCGGAAGCGCCGCCGGAGCCGCTTGCGGCACCTCCGTTCGGGCCAGTGTGGAGCGGCATGCGGATGCGCAGGCTGCTTTCGCCGGCCGAGCCTTCTCCGGCGCCGACAAGCGCCTTCATCGCCCAGCTGATCGCGCAGGACGATGCAGCCGGACGGGCCGAACGGATGCGGCGGCAGGTGCAGTTCGGATGGCCTTCGGTGAACCGCATGCACGAAGCGGCGGAGCAACGGCGTGGCGTGACGGTGGCTCCTGAACTGGAATGGATCGCCGGCCTGACCGAGTTCGTGCCGATCGGCACGGAGACGTGGGAGGCATGGCGGGTTGAACACGAGCTGCGCGGCTGGCCCTGGCTGCCGGATCCGGGCGGCATGCGCGGGGCGTATTTCCCGAAAGGCGGCCCGCTCGGGTTGGCGGAATTCGAGGCGGCGGTGAAGACAGGTGACGAGGAAACCCAGAATGATGGCGGCAGGTCGCAGGCAGCTTGAGACGGCGGAACGGGCATGGCTCGATCGGAACGGCGAGCCGATCAATGTCGAACGTGCCTGGCAGGAAAGCGACAGGCGCATTGTCATGTCGCGGCGCCAGCAGGCGCTTCTTGCCGCTGCCGGCGAGGTCGGGCCTTCGGCGCGCTGGTACGTTCTCCAGGTGAAGCACGGTGCGGATATTGCTGTGGATAAGCTTCTCACTGATGCGAAGATAGAACATTGGGTGGCGCAG